TGCTAGTACGAGCCCAGATAGTGCAAGGGTGGTTGTGCATTGTAGGAAGGTAGGGGAAGTCTCTTGGTTCATTTTTCTTTGCCTCTCTTAACACTGCAAGCTGTTCTTTGGATACTTTTTCGGGTACATGCCCAAAATATTTGTCTATCCACATATTTGTGCAAAGCATCTGAGCTGCTTCAAGTGGCATTTTTACTATGTGCTTATCTACATGAGCTTCAGCACATTTGTCTAGGTCTTCGTCAAGTACAAAAATATTCATAGTGAGTATTATACTCGTTTAAGTTAAAATTGTCAAGAATTATTTTTAGCCAAAGTAGCTATCTCTTTTTTCGCAGTCAAATATTCTCTTTCAAGCTCAGCTATATGTTGCATAGCATTAGCATTTAATTCGTTTTCAGAGGGGTATTCCAGCCAGCTTGTTACTACATATTTATCTTGATTAATAGCGGGAAGACCTCTATGATAATAAGGGATATCGCAAGGTAGTACCAATACTGTTCCTTCTACCGCTTGCACTTTTGTGTCAAAATAGGGCACATCTGTTTGCCCCCCTTCTTCAATTGTGTTCAAATATAAAAGAGGTGCAAGAAATCTAGTTGTTGTAAAGGCAGACGACTCTATATGTAGTCCTGGATACCCCAAAGAGCCTTTGGGATACTTTTGTATCTGACAAGAAGTTAATCTCAACTCTGGACCAACACTAAGAGGGTTAACTACCTGTAGGCTATTTGACAGGTGTTCTGAATACAAATTACAGCTAACTTGCATAGCCGATAAAATAAGATTAAGTAGTCTTAAATGCTCTTCTGGTTTATAAACGAAGTTAAATTTTTTAGTAAATAGGCCTTGTGGGAGCATAAGTTGAAGATCTATAGAATCTTTTACAGCCACGTCGGTACCTCCGTGTACAGAGCCTACATGTCCTAAATCCTCTTTCACGGCTCCTTCAAAAAAATTAATAATGGATTGACAGTCTTCTTTAGAGACTATACTAGGAAAAACTCCTATACCATTATTAATAGTGTATTCCTCTTCGTAAAAATACATATTTAAAATCCTGCTATCATATTTATTGCGTATTAATTATTTTATGATAAACCGAGTCTAATCATAGAGATTGCTACTGCCATAAAGCAACCGGCAAGACCGATTACCAAAGTAGGTAGAAGTATAAAAGAAAGAAGAGGATGCTCTTCCATAAATTTTTCCATTATATTTATTGCCTGTTAATAATTTTCCACTCACCGTCCTGAGTCTCTACAAGTGCTGTACAAGATTCACACCAATCTCCATCATTCATGTACTTTATGCCATCATATTCTACTATTTCGGCGTGATGTATGTGACCGCAGATAACCCCGTCATAACCTTTACGCTTACAGTATTTAGACATTTCAAAAGAAAAATGGTTTATATAGTTTGAAGCTGCTTTTGCTTTTCTTTTTAGATACTTGGCAAGACTCCATGGGGGTAGATTAAATAGTTTACGAAATCCTATTACTAATCTATTTATGTATAATAGCCCGTCGTATGCAAAGTCGCCCAGATGCATTATAAATCGACCGCTTTTTGTTCTCATTAGATTGTCAAAAATATCTCCGTGTGTTACAAGATATTTTTTTCCATCCAATCCTAAATAGGTTACTCGATTTTCTATTGAAATGTTTCCAAAAGACATTCCAGGAAGAGCCCGTAAGAACTCATCATGATTTCCTGTTATGTAAACAACCTCAATGTTTTTAGATATTTTTAGAATTTTTTGTAGGATACGATTGTGTTTGTTTGGCCAAAACCATTTTTTCTGTAATCTCCACCCATCAATAATATCCCCCACTAGGAAAAGTTTTTCTGTATTTATATTTGTAAGAAACTCCAGCAGTGCGTCTGAGTTGCAGTGCTTTGAACCTAAATGTAAGTCTGATATAAATACTGCTCGATACTTAGTCCCAGTACTTGCTTCCATCCATTTGCTCCCAATACTTTGTGTTGTCTCTATTTATAAAGTTTTTAATTAAATACTTTGCCATTCCAAAGTATCCCATCTTTTTCAGTCTACGACTGTCTTGTCCGAAATAGTGATTTGCTAGTTTGAAATGTTTGGGGTCATACATCTTGGATAAAAAGAAATCTTCCGAGGTTTTGTATTTCTCAGGAAATCCACCATACTCTCTGAACTTATCCGTGCGTGTTAGCATATATGCACCAACTGCAAAAGGAATCTTTTTGGACATAATTTTATTTATAAAGTTAAATACTTTATAACCGAGTATAGCAAGTCTATCATCGTCATAACACTTTGCTTTTAATCCAAGTAAGTGTAGATCTTCTTTTTCCATCATTCTGTAGGTTCGTGCAATACAAGTAAGCTCGAAGAAACGAACATCAGCATCAATAAATAATAAGTACTTACTTTCTGCAAGCTTTGCGCCTTTGTTTCGTGCCTCTGAGACAGGCCCACCTTCAATAACTTTTACATTTAGGCGGCCTTTATGCTCTTCAATTACAGCTCTAGTATTGTCTGTAGAACAATCCGCTATATAAATAGGTGTGTCTCCTAAAAACTGCAGCTGTAAATCATCTAGTAGATGTCCAATGTACTCCTCTTCATTTTTGGAGGGAATAACTATTGTTAAGTTAAGATTGAACATTTTCTAGCCTTGACATTAGCCGTTCAGCGCGATTAGTTACTTGGCGATACCATAAAGAGTCTCGTCCCTCTATTGCAGCTAACTTCCAATCACCTATATTTAAGGCTGCTCGCATATTTTTGAATTTTGATAGGCGAGGACGACCAAGATTAAACATCATGTTTACTAAAACTTCTTGTACTTCTTCTGGAAAGTCTTCAAAGTAAGACTCTCCATAGAGTGCATAACACTCTCGTATTGCAATTTGAGTATCTTCCCGAAAGCACTGCATTACACGCTCTTCAGTAATAGGAGTACCACAGGGCCAGCCATGCTCTTCATCTGTTTCTTTTACAAGATGACCAATGCCAAAAGTTTTATACCCAAGATGATCGTCATAGATTTCAAACTTACAACCTTCGTCTATCTTGAGCCTTTCGTACAATCTATCAAATTTCATAGTTTCCTCTTTGTCGTGCGCAGTCTTCTGCCGCCGAAGGAAGGTCATCATCCATGCTAGTAGCATCGCTATCTCCATCCCCGTACCAATTCCAGCGTCCATCTATTGGATCATCATAATGCTTTCTTGGTTCTTCGTGTCTGAACATGCCAGGCTCAGCTGCATGTTGCTGCTTAATGAGTTCGTCTAATTCCATATAGTGTTCTCCGTCATTTCCATTTTGACCAATTCTATCCATTCTCATTTCTTCTTCATCTTGCACATAAGCATGTGCTTGACAAGGCCCAAGTCTTTTACTCTTTATTCTTTGCTTCTTTGTCATCTATTTCTCTCTTGCTATACCTTTAGCCTTTTCGTATGATCTCATGCCACCTAGCCCTAGCATACCCAGAAGCACCGGCATCATTGTCTGTAAGTCAATAAGAGGCACTACAATAGGGCTGCCTGTAAGGGCTAGAACAAAGTTTGTCATGGGCACTATAATAAAGTTAGAGAGCATACCCAGCCCGCAGATCCATCCAATAGCTGGTCTCCACCCCGCTACAAAAAGAGACTTATGTGCTGCCTCTGTTTTGTTTACTTCTACTTGGGCCATGACTTCAGCATGATGTTGTTTTTCTGCAAGAGTAGCAATTTCGTGTGCTAATCTATTTCTTTCATCTTTGTCTTCGATGAATTCTGATACTAAACCACTGACTGGTCCAACTAGCTCTTTAATAAATGATAGTGCCATAACTTTTTAACCTAAGGCATCAAATGCCTTCTGGAATCGGTTAGCATGAGAGCGCTCTGCTTTTGCAAGTGTCTCAAACCAATCTGCGATTTCATCAAACCCTTCCTCTCTCGCGGTCTTTGCCATTCCTGGGTACATATCTGTGTACTCATGGGTTTCACCTTCGATAGAAGCCATTAAATTTTTACGAGTATCTCCCATAGGCAACCCCGTTGCTGGATCTCCTACTGCTTCAAGATACTCAAGATGTCCGTGTGCGTGGCCTGTCTCGCCTTCTGCAGTTGAGCGAAATACTGCTGCCACGTCATTCTCGCCCTCAATGTCAGCTTTTGCTGCAAAGTAAAGATATCTGCGATTTGCTTGTGATTCACCTGCAAAAGCATCTTTTAGATTCTGAACTGTTTTACTGTCTTTTAATTCCATAAATTCCTTCTCTTTTGGTAGAAATGGGCGGGTTTCCCCGCCCTCTAGTTAGTGTGCAGCGGCTGCTACTAGCATTCCCCAGAATATGGCTTGACACCATATGGCTTCGCATAGTAGACCGTCGCAGTTATCTAGATAACTTCTGACCTTTTTGTACATTTATTACTCGATATTTATCATCTTGGGTCTTTCTTCGTCTGGTACTACTTCATCCAGATCAATACATAGTAGACCCCTGTTCATGTAAGCTTTCTTGAGCTGCACATGCTTGTGTAACGTAAACGTTCTCACAAACTCTTTTCCGCTCAACCCCTTATAGACATATGACTCGCCTTCTTTTTCCGTCAGCTTACATAAACCTTTTACGGTCAAGACATCTTTATGCTGTGATATTTCGATATCGGATTTGTTCCAGCCTGGAACTGCTATCTCGACTCGATACCCAGCCTCTGTCTTCACGATATTATATCGAGGGTATGCCCCATCAATATTCGGGTTTACATTCTCAAAACGGTCAAACCCCAAAAAGAATTTTGGGAAGTCTGCCACATTCAATCTTGCTAGATTGTTCATAGTTTTCTCCTTGTGCCCTTTCGGTACACTCTGTGGATCCTTTCGGCATCCGATTTAGTTGTGGGCGTTAAAGGTGCTCCGACCTAATCTTCAGTAAACTCAATAACTCCTTGAGCTTCTAAGTAATCTAGGGCATGCTCAATGCCGGCCTTGTGGCCTGCTTTGAAGCTGCCATAGGCACAGCCTATCATACAAAGTATTACTGTTAGTATTTGTAACTCTAACATGTTAATTGGTTCCACTACTTAATTCCTTAAGGCTGTTACTATCACGTTTATATATTATACACGCAAGGACTTTTGATGTCAAGAATTATTTTTACTAGGAGAGAAATAAAAAATAGTGCTTGACATGAAACCTCAATTCCATTATAATAATACAATGAGAATTTATAAGAAGCGACCATGGAGCCATGAAGAGAGAGCCCTTCTGACTCAGAAGTACTATTTTTGTAAAGAAAAAGAACTTGCAGAGCTATTTCCAGATCGTAGTTATAATTCTTGTGTTAAACAAGCTAAATACTTGAGGGAAAGAGGATGGGTATTCAAAAAGCCCTAGCTGCAACACTTGGAGTAGCTTTAATGTTTACCCCAAAAGTCGTAGCAGAAGAATTAGATATTCGAGAAGAAATTTACTGTCTTGCAACAAATATCTACTTTGAGAGTAGAAATCAGCCACAGGTTGGTAGAGTTGCTGTAGGACAGGTAACAATGAATCGTGTAAACTCACCAAAGTTTCCAAATACTGTGTGTGGAGTGGTGAAACAAGCTAGGTATTATCCAAGCGGAGAAATTGATCTACACTCTTGCCAATTTAGTTGGTACTGTGATGGGAAGTCAGACGCAATACGAAATCAAAAAGCTTGGGATGATAGTATGTACTCTGCTTTATTTGTGTACAGCTCAGATCCACTTCTGGACATTGTAGATGGAGCTCTTTGGTATCATGCAACATACAGCAGCCCTGCGTGGGCAAAACATTTTGAAAAAACTGTTCAAATAAATGAACATATCTTTTATAAGGAGAGAAAATAATGATAGGCCCAGAACAAATGGAACTATTTGATGAAGATACGACTTTTGACGTATACCTAGTAGAAACCGATGAAGAAGCACTAGCTTCGGCCGGGTTCGGAATGAACGAAGACTATAATAGCTGCGAGCAAGATTGGGATAATATAGTCTACGGTAAATAATGAAAATATTAGTTAGAAATGGTAATGTAGAAAGCGCTTTACGTGTACTCAAAAGAAAAACCAAAGAAGCACTTATAGATCTTCGGTCAAAAGAGCACTATGAAAAGCCGTCTGCAAAACGTAATCGAATGAAACAAGCAGCAGAAGTGCGCGAGAAAAAGAGACAACGAGATGAAAACAAGAAGCAACCCAAGAGCCACTAATTTTGAGTTAGTAGGTGACTTTATGGAGGCTTTCGGCCAGGATGTACACATAGAACCTACTTGGCCTGACTTTTCTACTCGAGAGCTGAGAATAGAGCTGATACAGGAGGAGATTGATGAGCTTGGAGAAGCTATGGAACAACGGGACATGGTGGGCATTGCAGATGCACTTACAGACATTCTCTATGTTGTATATGGCTCTGGCCACGCTTATGGTATCGACTTAGATGAGTGCTTTAAAGAGGTACATGAAAGCAATATGTCAAAGCTCGGAGAAGATGGAAAGCCTATTCGAAGAGAGGATGGAAAAATACTCAAAGGTCCAAATTACTTTGAGCCAAATTTGGAGAGCTGTTTATGATTAACTATCCAGAACTCTTTTTATTTACAGCACTTATGTTATTTGGAGCAGTTGCAGCATTATATTTACCTGCCGCCTTTACGGAGAAGCGTTGGCCTTTTCATGTAAAGAAAGGCAATAAAGTTAACTCTGGAGCAAAGTTTGGGTAAAGTAATAAAAATACTTCCTATATTAGCAATGCTTCAAGGATGTACTTGGTATGGAGAGTTTGAGCATATCTCAAGCATACCAAATGGCACTCCCTTTAATGATCGAAATGAGACATCTACAGATATAGTTTGGACAGGACTGAGAGTCGAAAAGAATACTTGGTATATTGATACTGCTGTAGGCTATGAAACATCTTCAGAGTTTGAGGGCAGAAATCCCTACGGCAGAGTTAAGATAGGTAAGGATATTAAGACATGGGAGTAAACATAATGGGTTTAGGGCTTCTAGATGGCTTTCCTACTACGCTTGAGTTCTGGGAACATTGGTGTAGAGAAGAGCATGATATAATTGGAACTGAAAAAGGCTACCCATGTAACTGGTGTGGCCAAGAAGAAAAGGAAGAGAATGAAGAATAAGATGATGTGGTTCTTTTATAGTTGGGATACTATAATGAACTTAAAATATAATCCCATAAGATTTATTGGAGATGTAAGCTTACAATGCTACTATATGATTGTACTCTCAATCATTTGGACTATGGCTTTTTGTAGTATGATAGCTGGGTGGGCAGGAGTTTTACCACTTATCGTAGGACACGTAGCTGTAATCTTTGCACTCTTTTTTACCTACGCTATCTTTTATGATGCAAGAAAAGACGGAAAAGGTTGGTTTCTAACTTGGGATCGTTCTTACAAGATGTCAAAGTCTTATAGAAACAAAGACCGTAGTAAAAACGCCTGTAAATGGGATTTAGAGATTGAAGCATAAATACGGTTTTTGGAGAGTAAAATAAAAAGGGGCATAAAGCCCCTTTTTTATTTGTCAATAAGTACTTTTAGTGTACGATCCGAGTCTTGTAAGCTATATGTAATTTTCTGGTCTTCACCAAGATACTTAACGTATGCTCTCCCCATATCATCTACGACTTCAAAACGAGCTATATCTCGCATCTTTCGATATTCTTCAGCGTCAAAAAGAGCATTATGTAATTCCATATATCCGCAGTCCATACCAGCAGCATACATTGACATATTAAATCTAAAAACATCGTATAGTGCGTATCGGTAGCTTCCTCGCTCTTTAACTTCTGCTTGATACATTCGAGAAATCACTGCATAGAATGCTTTCTCCCTTTCTTCCTCTGTAAGACTATCCCACCATGTCGTGCTTTCGCTTCTCACTCCTCCTCTCCTTTGAGCATCTCTGCCCAATTTGTAGTTTCTTTCATTATGTCAATTTCATCATTAAATTTGCTCTTGAGTTTATCATATACACTACTTGTATATGATGTAAACTTATAAGAGCCTGAATGACACCAATATACAGAACCGTTTCTACAATAGAATCCGTACAAGTATGCTTGCTTCTCTATTCCCGTAATAGTTGAACTAAGTCTCCATACATCTTCCGACAAATAAGCGCCATTCCATCCCGATAAAACTGAGTAGAACGTTTTTTCTTTGGTTTGTATCTTGACTATTACCCAGGCATCGGGTTCATACTCTCTCATCTTACGAATCTCTTTTCTGGTTTTGAATTGCTTCTATTCTCGCTACAATCGCTTCCCAAGGTGGGTTTTCTTCAAAATATTTATTAAGGTCTTTCATATCGAGTACTGGCTTTCTGAGTGCTTCCATCATGTACTCAAGATCGTTTTGCAACTCTTCTACGCTTTCTCCATAGGGATGCATTGAATTTTCCGTCATACCTTCAAGCTTTCCATCATCGTCGTAGTATACTTCGTAAAGCTGGTATCTATCATACCCTTCTTCTTCTACTCGCACTACACGGTAGTTCCAAGTCATTACTCATACTCCGCTAATTCTTCAACTGTAAACACATAACCTACACCACAAAGAAACTGCTGAAAGGCTTGCATTACTTGGTCTTTGGTAGCATCCTCTGATTCTATTTTCATTGTAAGTGTTTCTACTGCAGTGTACTCTGCATTTTTTATGGGTGTATAACTAACTGTTATCATTTGTCTCTTTCTCCAAGTGTTCTCTTAATAATTGATTAAATCCTACATTTATCAGCAGTGTTACTGATTCTGGGTCTAAGTCTAGCACTACATTTGCACTGCCGTCCTCGTTCTCTGTGATATCGCCAACAGTTATAGTTGGCAGTGTATTTTCGCCTTCCAAGACGTATCTCCTATTCAAAAACAAAACTTTTATACATTATGGGATTGCCGGCCAGTCCTATCAACCATTTACCTACTCAAAAATAATACTTTTCTTATGCCAAAAAGTGTGGTAAAATATATACATTATTTGATATACAATCAAGTCAATCGTTAACTTACTCATCCAGCAGATTGGAGTTTTAATTAGAGCGTTAATACTGAGGAGCGAGCCGTCAGGCGAGTGACTCTCAGTATAGCTCTTAATTAAACCGACAATCTTCATACCAACTCTAATTCGCTTCAATCGAAGTAAGAATTACGACAACCAATATGACCGTGATAATTAAATATCTTGTTACGGGTCTCATTCTTCATTTCCACTTTCGTCAAAATCCGTTCTAATTTTGTGCAATTTGCGATGATTTTTTCTACGTAAAATCGCTTTTGCTTCGTTTATAGCGCCAGTAACTACAGGAAATTTTCTAGAATCTTTTGAAATTATTCGTAGACTATAGAATACTGTGTCATGGTCCGAGTTATGTGGTAGGGCACCAAACTCTTCGTAGATTTCAACGAGAGTATTGCCGTCTTCCCAGCTTTCAACTAGCTTTGGTACTTTATTCACCCGTAGAAGCCCCTTTCAAAACTTTTAATACATTTTTGGGGGCTTTCTCCAACCCCGCTAAGACCCCGGGTGAGATGCCCAAAGCTTCTGCCAATTCTGCTACTAGCTCAACTTTGGTCACTGGGGTTTCGCCTGTCTTCGTCTTGTAGACGGAACGGCGATACACTCCTTCTCGACTCAACTTTCCGATTATGGACTTAGGAGTTTTGTTCAATTCTTTTGCCAATCTTTCTACTGTGATACGAGTTGGCTTATTCGTATATTCTTCGACCATATACTTGGTCTGTTCATCAGTATAATTCACTAGTCCTCCTGCGGATACTCCGCCATTAAGGTTTGTAACTTTTCTGTAACTCCTGCGAGCTTTTCGATTTCTGTATCAATTGCTCCCAATATGTCTGGGTGCTCACCAATCCCAACGGGGTTAGCTAAATAGATGTCGATATTCATTCTATGAAATTGCATTTCGCCCATGTACTTCGCTTTTAGGGCATCTAGTATTTGGTCTTTCATTCCTTCTCCAATTCTTCTGGATCAATTAGGTGTATACTAATCTTTCCGGTTACTTTATCTCGAACCATTCCAACATACGGGCAATAGTCTAACCACTCAAGCGGAACATTATCTTCACCAACCTCTTTGATGTACATTATCATTAGCTTTTGGTAAGAGTCTTCCATCTCATGTGTCTGACCTTGTATAGTGTCCATTCCCCTACGAACTTTTTCTAAAGCATCGTACATATCTCCAAGAGATTCACGGATTTCTTCCATGCTTTCTTCGAGCTTTAGTTTTAAGGGACGTTCGGGGAAGGGAATAACATTACTCATTTGTGTCTCCTACACTGTGTAGTTAATTACATGCGAGTTTGTAACTGTTTGCAGCTTACCATTTACGTCGTAAATAGTTATATTGTAGACTGTTGAGTGAACCTGTGTCGTACCAGGCCGGTCGCCTTCATACACTTTGGTTACTACTTCTTGTCGAGAGGTGGTGCTCGGTATAATAGCACCTACTGCGGGGATCATATCTGCCATGTACTTTCTCCTCATTTATTATATTATAAGGGACATGAAGAAAAAAGTCAAGAAATTTTTTTGAATAGGTATAAAAAAATGCCCCAAGGCTTGGACACCTTAGGGCATTTCTCCAGTTGAGTGCTCTTCGTTTATCTCACCTCACGATGAGCGAAGCGGGCTTACTTGCGATGCATCCAAATTACAAGTGCTGTCCAACGACTCCGTTGACTATCCGGCTCTCATGCTTTCGCGATGTCCGGCCTAGCTACTGACCTCCATAGTTAGCGGATCATCTGGGACTCGAACCCAGGACCAGCGGGTATAACGGCCCGGTGCTCTACCAGCTGAGCTAATGACCCAAGTAAATAGATGAGTGGGGTGCCTCCTACTTCCTCCACTCGCAAGCGACTCACAGACTGTACTTGTCGCTTCCCTACCCTGGATTGTGGGGATATGCCCAGAGCGTAGTTTACACACAAACATAGGAATTAATACCAGTTATGTGTGGACCTCTTATCGAATGGGTCGAACGGGGATGACACTTTAACGATGTCTCTCATCCCACGGAGTAGAACGACTGGTTTTAGGCACTGCCCAGTCACAGTGGGGTCGTACAAACACCCTGCAGCTCGCCCATGGCCGATACTGCTCCCTAAATTTGAAAAGATATTATCTCAAAAAATAACCTTTCTGTCAACAATTATTTTTGCAAAGGTTATACTAATTTTCCAATCTTTCGGAATGGTACTGGTTTACCATCACTGCCATAGATCGTTTTTACACTATCACGGCCTTCTCGTACAAAGCCCCCTAGAATATCATAGGTCATACCCTCTCGTCGGCTCACGCAGCGGACAGGAAATACTTCTTGCTCTCCGAGCATACGCTTGCGACTTACTCGCTTTGTAGATGCAATCTTTGCGGGTTTCTTCCCTCTAGCCATTTACTGCCTCCTTCTTTGCTACTGCTGCTGCGGATGCGCTCATTGCTCGATGCTCGACCAACCAAGCGATATCTGCAGGTGTTGCTAATCGTGCTCTTAAGACAAAAGCAAGTGCTTCTTCTGACTTGAGACCTTCGCTCATCATGCCACTGTGCATCATGAATAGTTCAAACTGTGAATCCGTCATCGTTTCTCCCTGAATATGCGTATATTATACAAGCTTACGCATTTTATGTCAAATCTTTTTTGTGGACTAGGAGGTCGGAATCGAACCGACGTACACGGAGTTGCAGTCCGTTGCGTAGCCTCTCCGCCACCCCTAGAAATTAAACTTAGAAAGCATACTGGGCTGGGGTCACGATCTGCTTCTCCCCTATCTTTACTAACATATCCATCCCTACGCAGGGGACGGTCGCGGTTTTCCCAGTATGCTTACTAAGTGCCTCTCCTTTGGGTAACAAGGCGAAAGGCTCTCCCCGCTAGCTTATGCAGCTAGAGAATAAACGTCATCGTTTGCGTTTAGTTTATTTCCGGAGTGTTGTTAACGTCTTTGATCCGGTACTGTTGACGATTCTCCACTAACCTGAGATTGCTTGTCGAAACCGTGCTCCCCCATCAAGAGCACTCTGTAGCGGAAGATTGCGAATCTACCCGACTTACTGACGCCGAAACGTATCAGAGCACTCTTGGTGGAGGAGGGGGGAATCGAACCCCCGTCCACTCAATCCTACTTTAGCTTCACCGAATTAGTTAGCGACTAGACCCAAAAGGGTTTCTAGATCAGCTTTGGTAGCTTTTGTAAGAGAAGGAAGCTCTGCTTCAAGAGCGTCCTGAATTTGAGCTACCAACTCTTCTTTGCGAACTACAGGAACACCAGATTTGGTAACACCTTTACTCGCAGGAACGTAAATGCCAATGTTAGACAGCTTAGAAATAATGCTGCGCTTTGGCTTACTGAATTGAGAAGCAAGTGCTTCTACTGTTGCCATTGTAGGCTCAGCTTCGTACTGTTCGGTCATGCTTGCAACCATGTCCGCCGTGTAGTTAACTGAATCTGCCATATTTTTTCTCCCGAGTGTTTGTTTGTTTATGCGTCTATTATACAAGCCGAAGGTTAGAATGTCAAGAACTTTTTTCACTTTTGGTCTCCAGAATATCGCAGAGTTTTGTGATAAGAGCTAGTCGTCCTTCTGCTTTGTCGTTGTAGTCAATAGTGTGCCAGTCTCCTCTTGTGATAACTCGCTCTTTAAGCAAAGTCATCTCATCATAGTAAGAAAGGGCACGCTCGTCGTTAGGTGACAGCTTCCAGAATTTTAGAGGAGAATGCTTTCTCTCTTTGATTCTGTTAGACTGCTCTTCCTCGCTGATAGACAGCCAGAACTTTATCATGTGAACTGGCTGGCATATTTCCCATGCCTCCACAGTTTCCATGAAGATTTTGTACTGCTCGTCTGTACACCAGCCATTGATCTTTTGTACCATTGCTCGTGAGTACCAAGATCGGTCGTAGAATACTACCTGGTTACCTGCCGGCATTTTAGTCTTCCAGTATCCTAGCCAATTATCCATAGTTTCTTTACTAGGTTTGGTTGATAGCTGTACACTAAATTTGTTGACAGGTAGGTAGTGTGTTACTTCGCGGATAGTAGATGATTTACCCGCAGTATCACGACCTTCAAGCACAACCGCAACAGGGCCAAAGTCTTCCCGCATTACGATTTGATTGAGCCGAGCCTGTTGGGTTTGTAATTTGTTCATCTGTTCTCCTAAAGTATGCGTATATTATACAACCCTAAGCATTCTCTGTCAAGAACTTTATGCTATTTCCTGCCAAAAAAACTCATCGCCATACATGCCGTCTAGCAGCTCTTCCAGTGTAGCACCGGCCCAGTACTCTTCACCAAAGCTCTTGCACAACTCTTCTCTTGCATTTGCAATAAGGTTGTGCCAGTCTAAGCTCGTGTAAAACTTAAACGATTGGTCTGCGATGTCGAAGCTAACGTACTTGTATTCCATTTATGTGTTTCCTTAAATTATGCAACTATTATACAAGCCTGATGCTCTCCTGTCAAATGTATTTTGCGGAATTGCTCATAAAATATCGCAAAGTTATTCCCGGGGGCCGCGCGCGGGGTTTTTCTGTCAAGAATTATTTTGCTCAAATCTTCCAAAATTTTCGTAAATTTACAGCCACGTTCCGGGGTTTGCGCAAATTATACACAATTATCGTCCCCGTCGCAAGACCTGCCCAATCAAAATAAATTGCACGCAACCCCGCAAAAAGACTTGACAAATCGCAGCGTTGCGTGTATAATCGGCGCGCGACATTTTCTAACAGTTTGTTTAAGGCGCGCCGGCGCTTACGTACCTCTCCACGGGGTCGTCGTCGAACTACTACTGGCGCAGGAAGACCTGTCTAATCAAAAACAATTTTGTCCACACCCGCAAAAAAGACTTGACATTTTTCGTTTTTGCACTCATAATGGCGCAAGCAACGCTTTTGTACTTCGTCGTCGAACTACTACTGGCGCCCCCGCGCCAAAATCGCGTTGTCAAGCGATCTGGCTGCGGTCTGAGCGGGGAGTGTTCCACGTGGAACATCAAAGAAAAAATAGGTAGTAGATAGCGCCACCCCAAATTAGCGTATCCGTTAGGACAGAATACGCTATATAAACGCCAGCCAGAATTTTCCAAAGTTTTGTGTTACGCATTTACGATTCTCCAAGGTTGCGCGTTAACAATGCCATAGGGCACAGATTTTTTGCAGGCATAGCAGTCTGCAAGAATCTTGGTTTCGATAACCGCATCCGATAGCGCGGTATGGTCTTCGATAAAGCCATGATCGCCAGAGCAAAACCGATAGGCATATTCCGCGCCTGTTCGGATATTGCCAGCAGCCGAAACCCAGCCGAGTGATCTAGCGATTTCCTTATATCGCGCCTGAGACAATTTTGTCTCGCAAGCAAATTGCCAAATATCAAGCTGATCCATTGGGGGCAGAATCGGGCCAAGGCCGAAACGCTCGTTTGTCTGACGCATAACGCGACGATCAAAGCCGAGGTTATACGCAGCCAAAACATTCACGCCGAAAGCGTCAACGTCAGTCTGCATTTCGCTAACGATTTTGCTCCACGGAGCCAAGCCGATAGTGCCAGCGTCCAGCATTGGGGCATAATGCGAAAACAATTTTTTCGCATAGAACGCGCCCATCATTTTGTCGGGGTCAGTGAAAACCTCTTCCACCAGCCAATTTTTGCGGGTGAGAATAACGCCTTTGCGGTCGGCAATGGTATAGCCCACATCGTAGACGTTACCCGCGAGATCGCAGCATTCGGTGTCGAGGACGAGAATGATTTTTCGTTGAATGGTCATGGTTTAGGCTACCTTGTTTTGAATATATGAGTTGAATTGTACCGGATCAATAACGCGAATACCAGCGCCTCGCAAAGTTTTTTGAACATCTAGCGAATCGTCAAACATGATGGAATCATGGGCAAATTGCGCCCAAGTGATTCCCATGCCCGCAGCATAGCCGCGCAGTTTGGCGAGTTTAAGCTCGCCGCATGGCCGTTGGTCATTCTCGCCGATGCGATGAATAACCGGCCCGCCATTGGGGAGCAAACCTTGCAAGCGTAGGAAGGCAAAATCTGCCTTTCCCATCACGCGGGAAGTGCAAACCCAAACGTCCAAGCCATCGAGAATCGCGCCTTGCATCTTAGCGGCTAACGGCAAAAGTGAGTCGCGCATGACGTTACCAACGGTATTCATCCGCCGCCAGTCTGCCAGCGTCTCGCCTTGGCGATGAGCCGAGTCAATAACCGTTCCGTCCAAATCAAAAATAAATCGCATAAAAATATCCTCCAATGCCGATTATGTTTAAGAAAACCAGATTATAGCATGAAACGCGCAACGCTTGCAAGGTCAATAATCCAAGCCCGACGATGGCGAGGGCTTTGCCCTCGGTCGTGTCGATTATGAAGGGAGCGCAGCATAGTGCCGCTGCCCCCAACCAATCTGCTAAGACGCGAAGCAATCTCATGCGAGATTGCTCAAGATGGCAGAAAGTTCATCCTTGGTTAAATCGCCGGAGCGATCCGGCAAAGCAACCGCCTTGCGAATAGCATCGGCAAGCTCTGCCTTGGTGATGCCCTTGGCACCTCGCGCCTTGGGCGATGCCTTGACATATTCAAGGCCAAGGCTTTTGGCCTTGGAAATGACCGAGCGATGGCTAATACCAAAGTCAGCCGCGAGATCCTTAGCGATCTCTAGGTTGAGGGGAGCCGCTGCTTCGAGAGCCGCGACCATTTTGGGAGTGTAGTTAGACATGTGTAGTCTCCTAGTTAGTGAAGGTATAGTATCGGTCATTTTCGCCTCTAAGTCAAGCCCCAATAGTGGAGATATAATGGAGGTTACAAATGCGAATGATTCTCATTTGGCGGTGATGTAAGCCAGCGAGCCGCAAAGCGCCGCCAACAAAAAGGTTAAGGCGATGAGCGCCGCGCCCAGAACCTGCGATAGCCAAAAGGTTGAGCCGGTCACAAAAATCCAGCCGGTATAAAAAACCGCGCCCAACATAATCGCTATGGCGAGCATAAGAAGAATGAGTCCGAGAGTCTTAAGCACGGGAAGCCCCTTTCATTGATTCAGCCTATAGCTTAAGGCATCCCGACGCGCTTGTCAATCGTTTGTTTCTATCAATAGGGGGCGGTTAATAGACCTTGCCTATCGCCGCGCCGCGGGCGTCCCCCACACGTACAACTTAGGGTATTTTTCAAAAATCGAATTACACAATTTGTGTGGGTGTGCACACAATTTGTGCAGATATAAAAAGTGTGAAATTTCGTAACAATTGTCATCATTTTGTAATAATTTTGTAGTATAATATATCCCGAAGTTAAGAAAAACTTCAAGACACAAAATTAAGGAGACTTTCGTGAAACTTGTACTCGCCACCCTGGCAACCCTCGCCCTCGCCCTACCCCTATCCGCAAACGCAGAAAAAATGGAACTTACTTTTGAAAAACAGCCCGATGGAAAATACTGTGGAAAATTCTACTCAAGCAAGTGGAATGATCGCATGACATATCAGTGCCGTACAAAAGAACAGTGGGAGCGTAAAGGAGTTAGCTTTCCTGCCGAAGAAACGCCTGTAATCTTACGCAACCCAATCATATTTGAAGACACTCAAATTCTAGCGTAAGTTCGCAAAGGCCCTTCGGGGCCTTTTTTACTACCTACCCAAAAATAATTCTTGACTTTATAGCCCTTTTCCCCTATAATTCTCTACATGGCTAAAGAATTAACGACAATCTCTCCAGAGGGACTCGAAGTAGCAAACTCGTACCTTACTTTCGGAAATATCCGTGCGGTTGTCGAGCAGCTTGGCGTGCAAGAAAACAAAGTAGTTGAACTGTTGAACAAACGTGAAGTAAAAAAGTATATTGACACAGTGTACTTAGACATGGGTTATCGCAATAAAAATAATATTGCAGGCTTACTTGACGAAATGATTGAGAGTAAACTTGAAGAAGCTAAAGAAAGTGGAGTATACTCTAATAAAGATTTAGCTGACTTGCTCCAAATGGCCCACAAAATGAGAATGGATGAGATAAAAGCACAAGCTGATCTACAAAAAGCAGAAGCTACAAATGTAAAAAGTCAAACAAATGTACAGATTAATGAAGGGCTTCCCTTTGGCCAGGGCAACTACGGTAAGCTCATGGATAAGTTGTTGAAAGATGTCTGACGATGAACTGAAAACAGAGTTTCTAGTACATGAAAAAGAGTGTGCAGAGCGTTGGAAGACGACGTTTAACCGTCTCGACGATATTGATGATCGCCTTGATAAAATATTTCAGGTGATTATCGGAGGTGGTGCAACAACCATAGTATTTTTACTAGGCTTAATCTCTACAATAGTGATGAACAACTGGTCATGATTTATGCCATTAAAAACCTTTTTAGGAATATTAGTAATAGTATCCTATTTTATTTTTGCCGTTGAGGTTGCTGCTGATCCTGGAAGACAACCGGAAGACCCCATTATACCAAATAGAGGAGGTGAGTTTAATAATAATTCTGGGGAAAATGACGGTGCTGAACAGGACGGCAGCCTCAATACAAATAATCAAAACAGTACAGTAAATAGTAATAATACTACTAACTCAAAAACATATAATGGAGCTGGCAGTTCAGGAATGCCAGTTTACTCAGCAATTTCACCAAGCTATATGAGTACCGGACCAGAGACCTGTTTTAGAGGAAATAGCCAAGGTATTCAAACAGCAACAATAGGATTTAGTCGAGGCGGATATAGAGAAGACCCAGAGTGTAATCGACGAAGAGATGCAAAAGTTTTAAGCGACTTAGGAATGAAAGTCGCTGCAGTAGCGAGAATGTGTCAAAATGCGGAAGTATGGAGAGCGATGTTTATATCCGGCACTCCCTGTCCAGTTTTACAAGGAGGTAAACTCGTAGTTGGTAAACGCGCCTATCTTGCGCTAAAAAGTAGACCAAGTTTACACATACCTGATTATTCAAAGAAAAAAGACTGGTACAATGATGTACTAGGAATTGGAGTTGAAAATGAAAGTACTGAAGGCAGCGATACTCGTTCTATCTCTGAGCGCTTCAGGAGCAGTGAGCGCGGATCCACTGAATGATTTAGTAAACTCAAGCCAAGCAGTCGTAGATCAACTAAACTTAGGCTATAAAACAGTTGCGGGACTCTCTTATAATGCTGAGCTTGGCTATATGTCTGACGGAACAATGGCAGACTCTGCAAAAATATCTGAAGCTCAGAGAGTTGCGTATAATAATGCTTTAAGCAGCATGGCAGACATGCAGTTTTACACTGCTCAAGACTTTTTGATGGATCAAGGAGAAATAGCTCTCACAAATATGGAAACAGCCATTGATACTTTTACAGAGGCTGCAACTGAAATAGCAGTAATTCTTGAAGTAACAACTATGGCTGAAGAAGCCGCACAAACAAACAGTGATCCCGAAATGCAAGCGGTTGCAGAGTTTGCAGAAGCAAATGAAGCAGCTTTAACGCTTCAAGCGGAAACAGTTACAGAGTATAATGACTCTCTCGAAGAAGTAGAGGGTTATGCTCAGGAAGCAGCAGCCTACATTGGTATTGCAAACGATGCTGACTCTGTAGCTTTCTTTGATAACAGTGCAGAGCAAGCAGATTCTAGTTTTGTAGATGAAGTTAGCGCAAACTTTAATGTGCAAAACAGTATTGTAACTTTAAACTTTGTCAATGCAAATTGGGGCGCTGCCGTATATTTTGATGGAGCGAACGGACTAGACTTATACAAGTCGACTACAGATATATTGTTAGACGGAGAAAATGATCCCTACTATACAAACAGCCCAAGCTACGTAGGCTATGAGTGTTTCTTTTACGGAACGCAATGTGAGTAAAAATGTCTATCGAAGATACCGAAATCCGAGTAGGTGGTGCAAGTTTCAAAGGAATACATATTGCAATTGTGTTTGGAATCGTTTCAAGTATAGCTGGAGCTATATGGACGGCCAGCTCTATTTACTCAAGGTTAGAAGCCGTAGAAGCATACGAAATACCAGATACTGCACCTCTTGTGGAGGAAGTTCATCTAATAAAACAAGAGCTCGAAGACAACGATATCAGCCAACTCCAAGGTAAGCTGGCAACTTTACAAACGAATCTTCAAACAATAATGCAGCAACAACAACAACTATTGTTAATACAAGAAAGAGTAGTAACTGCCGAGAAGACTGTTACAGAAATGGAAACCGAAGTTGAAAAAGCAGAACTTGCTGTTGAGCGTATTGACAAGTTTGATGAATACTTAAAAACAATGGAATCTAAGTTTCAAAAAATAGATAAAGAGATTGATGATCTCTGGGAAGGATTAGATGCTTTGGCAAATCCTTTAGGATAATATAATGACTATTGATGAAAAAAGAGGCATCTGGAGAGTTTGGAAAGATCAGGAAGTTGTAGCTAGATTTTCTTCAGAAAAAGAAGCAAAGAAATTTGTTAAAGAGTCTGCTGCGCCTGCTGCAGAAGAGCCAGCAGGAATGCCTGGCTATGACAAAATTTAAGTGGCTGTTCGTCGAAGAAAAAAGACGGCCAAAAAGAAGTCTGTACCTACAAATAAAAAACTTTATGCTCGTGTAAAAGCTCAAGCAAAAAGAAAATTTGCAGTATATCCTTCTGCATATGCTAATGGTTGGCTTGTAAGAACCTATAAAGCCAAGGGCGGTAAATACCGCATGGGATAAACTATGCCTTCACACTACGGAAAGAAAAAGCCTATGGGCAAAAAGAAGCCTAAGAAAAATGGCAAGAAAAAGAAAGGTTTAACAGCTAAGCAAAAGAAGCTTCCCCCCGCTTTACAAAAAGCTATTTTGAAAAAAATGAGAGGCTAATGGCATATTATAGTAAACGAAAGAAAACAACTCGTCGCAAAAAAGCACCAAAAGGGTACCATTATATGCCTAATGGTAAGCTCATGAAAGACTCGGCCCACACGAAGCGTAAGCGTAAAAAGTGAGGAAGTAAGAAGAGGTAAACCGTGAGTTTAACTAAGTGGTTCAAAGAAAATTGGGTAGATATTTCAAGACCAAAAAAGGGTGGCGGCTTTGAGAAGTGTGGTCGTACTAAATCTGGAAAAAAGAAATATCCTAAATGTGTTCCTGCAGCTACAGCAGCCCGCATGACTCCTTCGCAAAGAAAATCTGCGATTCGGAGAAAGAGAGCTGCTGGCAATCCTGGAGGCAAGCCTCGTAACGTGAGTACTTTTGTTAAACGGAGAGCTAGAAGGAAAAAGAAATAATGGCGGGTGTGTCTGCACCCGCTTCTTTTCGTCAGCAGTTAGCGAAGAAAAGGAGAAAAAAGCGTGCCCGTAAGAAAAGTTAAAGGTGGATATAAGTGGGGGAGTTCCGGTAAAACGTATAAAAGAAAGAAAGATGCCATGAAACAGGCTCGAGCTATCTACGCAAGTGGGTACAAAGGAAAAAAGCGTGGCAGTACGAAGACGAAAAAGCGCTAAGAAAAAACATCCTGCAGTTAAAAGAGCGGGAGTTTCTGGGTTTAATAAGCCAAAAAGAACGCCGAGTCATCCAAAAAAATCTCACATTGTTGTTGCAAAGGTGGGTGACAAAATAAAGACTATTCGTTTTGGTCAGCAGGGAGCAAAAACTGCAGGAAAACCGAAAGCTGGCGAAAGCGAAGCTATGAAAAAGAAGCGAGCATCTTTTAAAGCCCGTCATGCAAAAAACATAGCAAAGGGCCCTATATCAGCAGCATACTGGGCTGATAAGGTGAAGTGGTAATGCTCGCCGAAGTAACCGCAGTTATAGGTGCACTCAATGCGGTCAACGGGGCTATTAGTACTCTGAAGGAGACAAAGAGTAATGTAGATAGTATCTCTCGAGTTTTTGGAAAAGTTACACAAGCTGCGAGCGGTCTTGCAGAAGTTGAAGAAAAAGTAAAAACAGGAAAGCTTGTTCTTAGCACCACGGATGCCATGAAGATTTCTATGGCAAAGAAACAAGTTGCAGACTATGAAAAGCAACTAAAGGATTTATTCATTTACTCTGGAAACGGAGATATGTATAATGAAATGAAGAAGATACAAATTACTTCTATACAAGCTGCAAAAAAGAGAGCAGCAAAAGCAAAAGCTGCCACTGTTGCAAAGAATCAACAAACTAAAAACGAAGTAATGGTTCTTGCAATTACTATAGTAGTTTTAATACTGACTGTTAGTGGCGGATTTTTATGGACAGTACTACGATGAATAAGCGCTTAGAAAAAAATTCAGAGTATGCAGAGT